AAGAAAGCCTAAGCTTTGATAAACTACTTACTTCCAAGACCAGATCAGTTGAGCCCAGACAAGTTGCCAGGTTGATCGAGAAGCTTCCAAAAGTTAAGAAGATTCTCTATGATTCAGCTCCCTGGTGGGCTTTCGATGACATGGATATCAAGTCTAAATAAATCTTTACAATCTTAACTATTTACATTTTCCAATGAGTGGTTAGTATCTCTAAGCACTCATAAATATTGTGCGTATTTATTACTACATAGGTCATGTATCTATACAGGTTTATGTACTCCATAATGAATTACCGCATGAGGAAATAAAGTAAAATGATTGAAAGCTCGAACTCATATCCAGATCTAGTTTGGACAGTGAATGCACTCCGTTCTGATGGAAAGACAGAAGTAATCCGTGTATGTAAAAATTGTTGTGATGCTGACGAAGCGATACAAAATGAACCAAACAAATACTATAAGTCAGGACCAATCCCTCTTTCTTAATGAATCATTCTGTAATCGACTACATGATCTTCGTCTACTCAACAGTAGAAAAGAAGGAGGTAACATATGTACCACGCTTTTCTAATATTGATGAAGCAAATGACTTTGCAAATCTGTTAAGAGCTACTCTTCCCAGACGTGGTTTTGTTGTTAGTGAACCTTATCCTATTGTCAGTGATTCCTTAGAAAAGGAGTTTAAAGAGAGATGTGATACTCCTGCTGACCTATTAGGCAGGATAGACGAGCTATGATAAGACTATTGTGTTAGCTTTAAAACAGAATACATTTTTTCTGTGGCAAAAGTTATCAGTGTAAGCGTACCGGATGAGTTGTATGCTCGTTGGGAAGAATCAGATCTAGATATCAGTCCTTCTTCTTTATTCCAAACGGCTTTAGAAACTCAGCTAGGTGCAAAGAATCAACTCGTAATGTACTGGAGTGATCGTGCTCTTGACACTGAAAAGAAATTAAACACAATCAAAAAGATCCTCGAACAGGATAGTAAGACAATCAAGCGATTCCAATTGTTTGAGAAAGCTATTACCTTAGATTCAAATGAGCTGCAACAGTGAACCTGTTAACTATGTGTTTAACAATGATTTAGTGTTCAATAACTATAGAGAACTCTGCGATACATTAAAAGAATTGAAGGAACAAGATCTCATCAGATATGATATGTCTCTTACTGAATTTTCAGAGGAATGTTTTAAGTTAGGCTTGAATGACTATAGAAAAAAGTTATATTACTACAGTACTGATTTTCGTTAACCAATTTAATTACCATGAGTCAAAACGACAAACTACCTTCTGGTACCAAAAATCTTCCTGCAAACAATTATATTCCTAAATCGAGTCCAAACAGTAGACCAAAGAAGTTTACTAAATATGCATACGTTATAAAGAATCAAGTTGCATGGGACAGGATGCATAAAAAATATGTAGTTGTGGAAGGTAAAGGTACGCAAGAATCATTACCAATACCACTACTTCATAAAGATAACCTCAAAGCTTATCAAGATGCATGTAATGTCTGTGGCTGGAGTGGTAAAGCCAGAGAAGCCAGGACATTATACATAGAAGATGACACTTACATCAGTCCAAACACTATTAAAAGAATGAGGGAGCAACCATGAACACTCCTGATATTCTTCATCGTTCTCTCGAATATGTCGGAGGCGATAGAGAAACTACACATGGTAACAAAACAGACAATCATAACAACATCGCTAGGTTATGGTCTGGTTACTTACAAAACAAATTCAAGAGCATAGATGTATCTATCTCTGCTCAAGATGTAGCATCTCTGATGGTGCTATTAAAGATTGCTAGGACTCAAGCTGGCAGTCATAACATAGATGACTATGTAGATGCTTGTGGTTATGCAGCAATCGCAGGTGAAATTGCAGAAAATTAAGGAGAAATCTTATGGATTTTTTAGAACAAAGTCTTATCGACATAGGACTAGGCTGGAAAGAATCTTATGACTGTTACATCCAATCAGGATTGACAGCTAGATCTTACACCAGACAGAAATATAGAAAGAAACTATATGCCTGGCTAACAATTGGAAGACATCTAAAATATCCAGATGTATATGAAGAAGGTTCTTTCTCTGTATGGCCAAGACGTTTGCTGAAAAGTAAAACAAACCATAAAGGTAGAGCAGAAATAGAAGCAAGAAAATTATTTTCTGTCTATCACATTAACAAATATAGGATTCTAAATACAGAGCAAGAAGAGATTCCAGTTAAACACAGACAAAAAAAGAGAGAGCTAGGTGACCAATCCTAACTCTCTTTTACTTTGTTCATTTACCCAAGGAACTATGTAGAGATTTTAAACCACCATGCATGTCCCATATAAATAATAGTAGCAAATGTTTCTTTTGTAAAGTTTTGTTTGTTTCAACAAATTATTCGCTTTTACTCAGCACATTTGGTATGCTTTGCAGTGAATCTACTTTCACAAACACTATGGGTAGTGCTTTAAAGCGTGAGTTTAAAATTGGTGACGAAGTTTGCCACACAAATAAGTTCAGCACTGGAAACAATTTCCGAAAAAGAAGACAGGGTGTAGTTCTCGCACTTGAGAAACGCCCTGTCAAAGGTGGTAAATTAAGGAGCTACGTTAAGGTTCTCTGGAACACTAGTAGCATACCTTGTTATCATGCATCTCATGCTCTCTTACTATTAAGTGAAAGAGAAGATGCAATACAAGAAGCAAGTAAGTTTATTGCTAACTAGCTTGCTACTTTCTGTGGCTGGTACTTCTTGAAACGATATTTAAGTGTCACATCACTTTCATCAATCTCTCTTGACCATGTAGCTACGTCTTCCTTGTTCTTGGCAGGATCATAACTACAACCTCTGTAAGTTAGTTTTGTCATAATACTCCTTTTGTATCTCTTACTACAAAATAGTAGGAGATTTTTTTATTTTATGTAGTTCAACATGATACAAAAGTGTATTAATTACTACAGTTTAACATTTTCTTAACAATTCCTATGGCTAAATTATCTTTCGAAGATGCCTGTTTTCAATGGGCATCAAGACAGTTTCTTTATGAACCTGTACCTGATGAATACTTTGAATGGTCAGAAACCAATCAGCATGAACATCTAGAACAATATGCCTGGGAACCTATTAGTCACCATGATGGTTACAGAATAGCCCAGTACATAGACTCACTAGCTGATCACATCATTGAAAAAACTTATCCAAACAAGGAGGATTACTAATGACTCAAGATCAAATCACAGATCTACTATGTGATCTCTATGACATCCGTCGCATGGCAGCATTACATAAGTTTGGAGATCTACCTAAAGACAATGAAGGCACAGAGACTACCATCTTTGAATGCCTGGATCATTGTATTACAAAACTATTAGAGGAGCAGAGAAATGAAGTATGAAATCTACGAAAAGATCTGTGGTAAACACAAGATCAATCCTCATCAGGTTATTGTTGATGGTAACATCCGAGAAATTTTAGAGCGTGATAAAGATCACGATCTTGAATTTCATGAGATTTTATTAGACAATTACTTCACAGTTTATTACTGGGAAGGTAAAGTTGCAGACATTTAATTATGGAATTATCTGATAAACAAAAGGAACTATTAATTGATTTAATTGATGGTTATTTTTATCCAAGAGATTTAATTAATGACTATGAAAAATTCTTAGAAATAAGAAAAGTTTTAGAACCTCATGATCGTTGGATAGATAACTTCCAACATGAATACTATGAACACCCTGATTTAAATTATGGAACTAACTAAAGAAGAAATGAAAAAGGTAATTGGTTGGCTTGATCATTATTATGATCGAACATATGGGTCACATGATTCTCCCATGAATCTTGATACCTTACCTGCAATAGTAAACAAATTCAAAACTTATCTCAAAGAAGGATAAGACGTATGGAACTAACTAACGAAGAAATACGCAGAGCTTCCCGTAGTACGCTACGCAGTCTCCTTAAAGAAGACATTGATGTAAATTTACATGACATGATTTCCTATGAACTATTTGAAGTGAGGGAAGCAGGTAAAGGAGAAGACGTATGGAACTAACTAAAGAAGAAATGGAATTGGTAATTGGTTGGCTCGAAGACCATTACTATTATCCAAATAAAGATCATGTCTACACAGACACTGAGAAACTACCAGGAGTAGTAACTAAATTTCAAACCTATCTCAAAGGTGGAGAAACAAAATGAGTCACGATGGTAACACTGAACTATTACTTTTTCTTTTCGAAGAAGAGATAGAGACAGTTCAAAAACGATTTCCAAAACTTACCAACATGCAAACAGAACATGTAGCTGCTAAAAGAGCAACCAGACGTTTCTGGGAGAAAGCACAATGACAACTTACATCATTAAAGAATCATGTGTTTTAGTTCGACGATACACAGTTGAAGCTGACTCTAAAGAAGAAGCTAGATCAAAACATGATCAAGGACTATCAACCACTGATAGTTATTACGATGAGGATGCTGATGGCTCTCATCAAATTGAAGAAATAGTACAGGAGTAATCAATGACTGAACAAATATCAATTCCTTTCTCATGGGATGATCTATGTGACATAATCCATTATGCAGAATGGAAAGTCGAAGAAGTAGATGAAGCTGGATGTGATCTGGAACATCCCAACATTCGAGAAGTGCTCAGAAGATTAAAGTATATTCAATCTCGAATGAGATATAACCCAACTGATAAAGTTCAGGAGATGATATCTCAAGAGTAAAATGATTACATATAAAAGTGTATGTAATGACTAGAAGATTAGTAAGAGCGAAGAAATTATATTATTTAATTCTTGATGATGAGTCTAAATATTGTCTATTGAAACTGGATACAGATTCAAAAGATTATGTAGAACTTGATCATGACTTAGATCTATTTGCCCTTAGCAGACTTTTATTCCAACAAGACCATGACCACAACAACAGACCCAAACTCCAAAGCAAAAAAGAGTAAACTCGACAGACTACCAGAAGACATGCAGAAATTTCTGTGTGATGGTATTGCAGAAGCAATGGAAGACTGGGGTGGCTTCTTGAGAATGTCTCAGAAGTTTACTACCTACAGTTTCAACAACACCATGTTGATCTGGATACAACAATTATCTCGTGAGTTAGAACCCAGCTCACAAGTTGCAGGTTACAAAGCCTGGCAAACTAAGTTCAAACGTCAGGTTAAGAAAGGTGCTAAGTGCATCAGAATACTTGCACCTAGACCAGTTAACAAGATGGGTGAAGATGGTAAGCCTATCCTCAACAAAGATGGTAAACCAATCATCAACTTCATGATGTTCAGAGCTGTGAAAGTATTTGACTATCGTGAAACAGAAGGTGAACCATTACCAGAAAGACCTGATACATCACACGTTATGAAAAACATGGAAGGAGATGCGATGCCTGGACTTCTAGAAGGTCTATGCAAGGTTGCAGAGGCTCGCAATGTAGAGATCATTCGCAATGTACCTGAAGCAGAAATGGATGGTGCTCACGGCCAGTGCTGGTTCACTGGTGAGAATGGTAGAGCAAGTAAGATCAAGCTCAAAGAAGGTCTCAGTATCTTATCTGAGATACATACCCTTGCACATGAACTTGGTCATTCCATACTACACAATCGTGACGAGTATCTAGAACACAAAAGCACATCCATCAAAGAGCTGGAAGCAGAGTCAGTTGCCATGCTAGTGTGCAATTCATATGATATCGAGACATGTAAATGTAGTTTCGATTACATCATGGGTCACAACACTAAGACCAAAGATGTTCAGGAGAGCATGCTCAATGCTGGTGATCGTATCTACAAAGCTCACAAAGAAATTACAACCATCGTTGACAAACATCTCAAGGAGGTATCTAAATGTTCTTAAAAACTAAATCTTACATTATTACTGAAGAGGGTAAAATTATCTGGTTGAAATCTAAATCAAAAAAGAAGGATGTATCGAAATGACTGAAGAAAATGATTCCTTACATGATGATCAAAGATGGAACTATCTTTGGAACAATCCTGACTTAAATAAACGTGAAGCTTTTAGACTATGGAATACCAATCCAAGTTCTTTAACAGAACAACAGCGATTATTAGTCAGGGAATTATTTAAAACCAAGGAAGTATCTAAAGGTTAAACTGGAGAGACAGTTAACCCATTAAGACCGAATGAGTGGTGATCCTGGACCAAAAGATGACCCAATTCTTTTCTACGCTGAAGAGATGACAGTCTCAAAGTTAATTCTTTTAAAACATAAAGGAGTTAAGTTTGAGCTTTATTACAAAGTAAAGGAAAAAATTATGAAAGAAAAAGATCCAGTAAATAATTATTTTGATTGTGTTTCCTCATGTGACACAGACAATAAAGAATGTCATGATGAATGTACAGAGGAACTTAAAGAAAATGATACGGCTGATTAAAGGGGCTCCTACTCTCGAAGGAATAGGAGCAAGTTACCAGCCATGAGAAACAGCAAAAATCATGACTCCCTTCCGGATGGAAAAAACTGACGCTGTTCTTCTTCATTTTTTCCATACTATAATAAAGCTAAACACCCTCTCCTCCTATGTCAAATGAAAACACTATCTCTTCTAAAATTACACACAGTCAGTTGTGATTCCGGTAACCTCCTTATTATTGACCCGTGCTATCTCAAGAACTCGGATAACATTGATAGTCTTATTGATCGTGGGCTTGTCACTTCTATTAATACTGAGATAGGAGATGGAGAATTTACTGTTGAGAAGAAAAGAGATAGACGTGGTGATCTTAAACAGATAATAATAAATATTCAATGAAGAAACACCAAGTAAAATCTGGTTGGTATTATATTTTCTGGGGGATTATGGCAGCCAGTGTAGTTGCAGGACAACTATATGTAGGGAAAGGGTATCGTCAACTAAGTAATTCAATGGAAAAGGTCATACTCAAGAATAATATTAAATATTGTCCAGAACAGAATGACTAAATTACATTTTGGAGTTGCAACCATAGGTTACTTTGGTGCAGCAATATTGACAGGAGGAATGATATTTCTAGGGAATAGTTATCACAGACTTGCAGATAGTAATAAAGCACTGTCAGCAGATGTACAATCACTCATTGAGGCATATCTAACAAGTGATAAAGATTGTTATTTGTTAGCACCTAAACCAAAAGATTGGATCATATGGGAAGAAATGCCATACAAAACTCCTCTAAATTAAACTCTAAAAGTAAAACAATCAAAATATTTAACAGGTGCGATTGGTTCTAAAGGATTCTTTGGAGTTACACCAATAATCTTACCTTTATTCCAGAGAATATCATCTGGATAAGGTGGTCGTGTCCAATAAAATTCTAATTTTTCTCTGTCATATAACCAATCACAATGGTATCTCCTCCAGTATTCAAAAGCTCTAAATTGTTGTTCAGGTTTAGAACTGGTGCATTCGATTACTAATGAATCACCTGGTTCAATATTCCATCTTAGTTTCAACACTGTCTTCCATCCTTCTGCTATCGCTTGCAGACCTGCTCTACCTGTAAGTTGGTTCCTCAAGCTACGAGCACGTTTATTCCTACGCTTGTGATACCAGTCATTTATTTGTCTATTAGATTTACCTACAGCAAATCCTACATTCCACAACCAGAATCCACTATCTAACTTACACCAACGATCAAGTATTACTTTACATAAATGTCCCTTGATTTTAAATGTATTGCTGATACTCTTACGTCGTATTCTTTTTGACATTTAAATGGATGATTTAATTATGATGATTCAAAAAGACCCAGAACTCTGGGATCTGATTGAAAAAATAAAAGATCAAGATACAACTCTTGAATTCTTTTTAGATGATGTAGCTGAAATGTTTGCTATTGAATTTAGAACTCTAGATACTAGTGATCTGGATGACAAACTAGATCAACTCTTCGGTGGCTTACCTCCTAAAGCTATGGTGCTTGTTCTCCCTTTGTTACACGTTTCTTTAGAGAAATATATCAAAGGCAAAGCAGGGAGGTAACAAACAAATGCAAAGAGGTTATGCAATCTGCACCACCGACCTGTCCCGAATACTAACAATTGCTCCATGTAAAACAAAGTTTATCTTTGTACCAATTAATAGTGGTCAAGTTCTTACAGATGCTATATGCTTTACTGACATATCAAATGCTAAGACAATTGACTCAAGAGCAAGGAAAAAGTTCGAGGATATGCCAGAAACAAGAATTGTTAATGTTGCACTCCTTTATAACAGAATCGATAAGCAAAATGGATTATCTAATCTTTGACTTAGAAACAAATGGATTACTAGCTGATGTAAATATAATACATTCGCTAGTAATTAAAAATGTAAACACTCAACAGGTAATAAGTTGTGCCGATCAAGATGGTTATACATCTATCGATGAAGGTGTAGAACTTTTAATGAATGCTGATGCATTAATCGGACACAATATTATAAAATATGACCTACCAGTATTGAGAAAACTCTATTCTCATTTTGATACAAGTAAGAATTGCATAATTCTAGACACTCTAGTGATGTCAAGGTTATGGGCTCCAGAGCTAGACAGCCTGGACTATTCCAAATGGTTACATATTGAGCCTAAATATAAAGGAAGACATTCTCTTGCAGCTTGGGGTGAACGTCTCGGAGTTAAAAAGATTAAGTTTAAAGAAGAACAAAAAGCTGAAGTAGAAAATGTGTGGGATAAGTGGTCAGAATCTATGCAAGTCTATTGCGAACAAGACGTAACAGTATCGGAAGCTCTCTACAAATATTTTCTTGCTCAAAAGATGGACAAAAGATCTCTAACTCTTGAGCATGAATTTGCGATTGTCATGTCTTATCAGGAAGCATTTGGTTTTCCCTTCAACAAACCAGCTGCCTTTGCATTATTAAATGAACTGAAAGCAAAACAAACTGACATAGGTGAACAGCTACAGGAAACTTTCCCACCCATTGAAGAAGAAAGATGGTCTGAAAAAACTGGCAAGAAATTAAAAACAAAAATTATTACATTCAATCCAGCATCCAGACTACAAACCTCTCAAAGATTAGTAGAAAAATATCCAGAGATCACATTTGAAAAGACAGAGAAAGGATCTCCGAAGGTTGATGATGATGTCCTAGAAAAACTAGGAACTAAATATCCAGAAGCTAAACTATTAGCAGAGTACCAGCTACTTAATAAACGATTAGGTCAGCTATCTGATGGTAAGGAAGCCTGGCTTAAACATTGTGAAAAATTTGGAGATGGAAAAATTCATGGAGAGATTAATACAAATGCCTGTATCTCAGGACGCTGTAGCCATTCTCGTCCGAACACTGGGCAAATTCCGTCGGTGGGACATGCTTACGGTGCTGAATGTCGTGCTTTATTTTACGCTCCTGAAGGATGGCTACTAGGTGGAGCTGATGCTTCTGGTTTAGAACTAAGAGCACTCGGTCATTGGTTAGCTTACTACGATGATGGTGAGTATGCCGAACTAGTTAGTGATCCTGATAGAGATATTCACTTTCATAATGCCTGCTTGTTCGGTATACACGAAAGAGGTAAGGAGATTCCAAAACTCACCAGAGATTTAAGCAAGCGTCTAATCTATTGTGTACTTTATGGTGGTGGTGCAAAGAAGACAGGTTCTATCATTGCACCTAAAGAAAGTGATAACAAACAATATGAAAAAGGTAAACAAACTATTGATACTTTTTATCAGAACTTACCAGCTATCAAGAGATTGAAAGATCAAGTCGAGACAACTTTAAGTAAACGTGACTATTTAATAGGTATAGATGGTAGACATCTACAGATCAGATCAAAACATTCTGCATTGAATCAGCTCCTGCAATCAACAGGAGCGATCACAGTTAAGAAAGCTACTACTATTCTTTATGATGATATGACTAATAAAGGATTAAAGTTTTTTAAAGACTGGGGATTTGTAGCTCATGTACATGATGAATATCAATGTCTATTACGTCCAGAATATACAGATCTGTTTCAAGAACTTGCGATAGATTCATTCCGCAAGTCAGGAGAATATTTTAAATTAAAGTGTCCTCTTACAGGTGAAGCAAAGATTGGTAAGAACTGGTGTGAAACACACTAGAGAAGTCCATCTGCTCTCATCTGATTTAAAATTCTATTCCTTTCATTAACAGCTCCACCATAAGCTCCTACGCCATCTTCACTATATTCAACATTTGGATCACCTGATTGAGTCTTTTCAATTGCTTTACCTACATTCCCATAGGTTAATGGGTTAAAGAAATTAAATTTTTCTCCTGCAAATCTTTTCATTAATCTATTTAATTATTTATCTATTTTACTTCGGATTATTTTTTGTTGGGATAAAGACTTTTAATTCTATCCTTACGTATCTTTTCCTTCAACTCTTTCTCATCTTGTGCCTGCTTTACATAGTCAACCAATGGCCACCTGTTAAGTTTCAAGGCATGAGACATCTCTGCCCTTCTGGGTAACATTAAAACATCTTGTAACAATGGTAATTTCATCTATGTCAGTACCTATTGACATTTTAAATCCTCTGAATAGAGTATTGGAAACATTTAAGAACTAATGAATGCTATCCGTGCCTTTATGGAATCATCTTTCATCGTTGGATTCTTATTTCTATTAAGTTATTACTTCTAGGAGGTAACTATGGAACCAGTAAAAACAATCGAACCCATCACAGAAAAAGATGAGATCGAGAAGTTTCAGGATGTAAAAGTCCC